GTATGTATTTATAATCAAGAGACAGGTGAACGTGTAGACATACTAATTGTAGATGATACGATTGATGGAGAAGTACAACTAAATATAGGAGAATGACTAATGACAGATAAAGTATTAGAGGCAGTACGTGAGGCAAGTATATCTATTGCGTGTCTAATGGATGACTGTGATTTTGTGCAGGTAAACCAACACCCTATGAAGATACTCGTTCTACAAAAAGATATAGAACATATCCAAGATCAGCTAACTATCATAGAGAATTACCTTGAACCCTTCGTGGTTGCAGAACTAGAGGAGATGAAAGAGGATGCCTAAGTACACCATCACAATGATAGAACCAGATGTACTCATAGATTCTGGTGATCCGTATGAAATATACAGACACCTGTCTATGTGGGCTGATCACTATGCCCTCATCTATAAACAGACAGGTGTGCTGTCTGATAATATAACAATAAAGGAGATACAATAATGTCTGTTGATAGATATAAAATAGGGCTACTAGTAGATGGCCTTGAAAAGATAGTGGAATGTGATGACACATACCCTGACGTACATGACTGGAAAAGTGCAGTTGACTTTGCCTTTAACCTAGTAAGGTACATGAAGGATGACCCTAAGATAGAGCTAATGTTCTGTGAGGACTGGGAGTCTGAGGAGTACAAAGGCTATGACTATGTACATGATACACCAACAGTAATAATGTAGGGAGATAACAGATGAGTGAAGACCAACTGATAGACTTAGTACGTAAGACAGTACAACATTGGGCTATTGAGGAAGCTGAAGAAAATAGTTTATCTGAGTATGAGCGTGAAGAAAGATACGCTGAGATGTTAGATCAGATAGGTGAAAAAATCAAAAGAAAATGGAGTAGTTTCTAATGACTAGATCAGAATTACAACGTGCAATATATCAGATAACTCACGGCACTGGTGTTGTGTATTGGCAAGAGAATAAAGACACAAATCATTCACACGAACTGACACTACACTTTACTGAGTTAACTGAAGAGACAGGTGCAATACCTAGTACAATAGGGGGATAACAGCTGTTGCATAGTAGTCACACATACATAACAAAAGAAATTTATTGCTATCTTGGATCATCAAGTAGTGATATAACAAAGGCACAGTTGCCATAACCAAGGAGAATATATAATGCCATTTGATTTAAACAATGAACTAGACGTACCATATAACCTAGACTTTGAGGTAGGCTTTGAGCCAACCAGAGTGAAGGATAAGAAGTATGTCATTAACATGCAGACAGGTGAGCCTATTGCTATCATAGGTGAGAGTGCTACAGCTAGAAGTCATGGTGATTTCTATCGTGGTGTATGGGATGTAATGTCCAATGACCTACCTGCATCTGACCTAGAGGGTGCTAACGTAAGTTTCAACTCAGCACGTAACGGTGGTTGGACTATGCTTGATATCACACTACCTAAGATCAAGACAACTATAAATACGCCTAAACATTCCACTGAAATAGCACAGAGATTGATAGCTGTGCATGGTATAGATGGTACTGCCTCACCTGCTACATGGTTTGGTGCTATAGATTTCTTCTGTACTAATGGTATGATCACTGGTGATTACGACAAGGTACGTAAGAAGAATACATCAGGCTTCACACTGTCAGGCTTTCAGCATGAGTTGTCTAAAGCTAAGACAGACTTTAACCTACAGGGTAAGAGACTACAGACATGGGCAGACACAGACTTTACTTATGTAAGTGTACACAAATTGCTTGAGGACATCACCAAGTCAGAGCGTAAAGCTAAGAAGATGTATGAGTTGTACATGCAAGAGGCAAGTGTACGTGGTCACAATAAGTTTGCATTGTATAGTGCCTTCACTAACTATGCTTCCTATGCTGACGAGCGTAATGGATTCAGCCTACGTAATACAGGTAATGATACACAGGCTGTGAGTATGTTCTCTCGTGAGCAAGAGGTATCCAAGTGGATCAGTACACCTCTATGGCACAACGTAGAGAACCTAAGAGAGTATGCTTAATGGATTGGAATGACCCAGAGCAGGTACGTGAGTATGACCGTGCGTACTACCAAAAGAATAAAGAAAAAATTCTTGAGCAAAAGCGTACATACTACCAAAAGAATAATGAAAAAATTAAAGAAAAAAAGAAAGCGTATGGCAAAGAGTGGTATCTCAAGAATAAAGAAAAAAAGAGAAAGTACCACCAAGAGAATAAAGACCATAAAAACAAAATGAATAGTGATTGGAGAAAAAATAATCCTGCTTTAGTACTACAACACATAGCAAATCGTAGGGCTAGAAAGATACGTGCCATACCTAAGTGGTTAAGGAACTGTCCTGTTGAGAAGAGAAGAGTTTATACAGTCTATCTACTCAGTCGTCTGTTAGCCAAGGCAGATGGTATTGAGAGACACGTTGATCACATGTGGCCTCTGTCAGATGGTGGGCCACACTGGTCAGGTAATCTACAGGTACTAACTGCAACAGATAACTTAGAAAAGGGTGCATACTCTTGCCCTAAACTAAAGAAACAAATGAAACTTAACTTAAAGGAAGCGAAGGTGTTGTATGCTAAAGCTGCCTAGATATGTGCAGAAACGAGACACTGGTGAGTACAGGTTTAACCCACCTCAAAACCTAGTTGATGCAGGTGTAGTGACCAGAAAAACCTTTGGCACTGACCTGCAACAAGTACGTAAAACTGTACGTGATGACAACAAAGCAATAGATGACTGGCGTGACACACAGTCGCAGGTATTTGTGATCACTGATCGTAGCACAGTCAAAGATCTGATTGATTTATACTATAAGTCTAATGATTTCAATATGTTACGTGATACAACTAAAGTAGATTACAAATACTTCTTGAGTATTGTGTGTGACAAAATTGGCACAGTTAAATATAAAAATGTAACCACAAAGGTTGCCAAGGGTATCTATGAAGAGTGGGTGTTGCGTGGTGTGAGCCTTGCAAACCATACAGCTACCTGTGCTTCACGTGTATTTAACTATGCGATTGAGATGGAACACGCTATACTAAATCCCTTCTCTAATATAAAACGTAAGACAGTAAAGAAGAGGAAAGTTGTATGGACAGAGGATAATGTACGTGATTTTCTTGATGTTGCATACTCTAAGTTTCAGTATCGTAATGTTGGACTCATTATCCAAATGGCATATGAATGGTGTCAACGATTAGGTGATATGAGGACACTAGAATGGGATAATATACACTGGGAAGAGAGGCAGTTACACCTTGAACAAAGTAAGCGTAGAGCAGAGGTATTTTTACCTATATCTGATGACTTAATGACCATGTTAGAAGAACAACGTGTAGACTTTGGCTTTCAAAGGTACGTAGCACCTCATCCTAGCCCCATACAGGGGTCTTTCAGACCTTATCCCTTGGAGCGACTATCTAAGAATGGTAGGGTCATCATGCGTGAGGCTAGACTACCTGAGACACTACGATTAATGGACTTGAGAAGGACAGGAGTAACACAAATGGTGGATGCAGGTGTACCATTGCCACAAGTTATGGCAGTGACTGGACATACACATGTGTCTTCTGTGCAACCATATATGAAACATACTTACCTTAGTGCAAATAATGCATTGACACAGAGATCAGATAGTTTAAAATCAACAGTATGTTGTAACAATAAAAGTGATACATAATGAATGTAAATAATTATATAAATGAATTATCACTTACAGTGGGAGAAAGTGTAAGAGTTTCTTGTCCATCATGTAATATGAAAGAGTTCTCAGTTACAAATGATATGGGAAATATACTGTATAGGTGTTATAGAAACAGTTGTGACCTGCACAGAGGTGGAAGAGTAAAGGTACAACTAAGTAAAGATGACATACAAGAATACTTTAATCGTACTACTAAAGAAGTTAAAGAGGTACATTTTAGTAAGCCCGAATGGTTAGTAAAAGATAATAAAGCAATAGCTATATTCTGTAATCAATGGGATATAGACCCTGATGAATTAGGTCTGTTGTATGATGTAAAAGAATGTCGTGTCGTATTTCCTGTGGTTAAATCAGGTGTGATGGTAGATGCTAGTGGCAGAAGTATCACACATAGAATACCAAAATGGAAACGATATGGTAAAAGCGACTTGCCTTATAGTCATGGTAATGGTAATGTCGCTGTAGTTGTTGAGGACTGTATAAGTGCTGCAATTGTAGGTAGTGATGTATATGTCGGGGTCGCTGTGTTGGGTACATCCCTATCAGAAGGACACAAGAGGTTCTTATCGCAGTTCTCAACAGCAATTATAGCGTTAGATCCTGATGCGCTACCCAAGACACTAGAGTTTACTAAAGAACTACGAGGCTATGTAGATAATGTAATGGCTTTTAAACTAACTAATGATTTAAAATATAGACACCCTAACGACATTGAAAAACTAACAACACTAGGAGTATAAAATGGAATTATCTTTAATACGTAGCCTAATGGACAAAGGCTTTTATGATGATCATCGTGGTGCGCGTTGCCCTGATCGTTTGTTCAGCAAAGATGTAAGAAAAATTAAGTGTACCATAGACACAGCGATGCAACGATATGACCGTACTGTGACTCCTGCTGAGGTTGAGGCATTGTTTATGTCAAATAATGCACAGCTAACTACAGCACAGAAACAAGCATACTCTTCCCTATTTAATCAGGTCAAGAAAGAGTCAGCTATGGGTAGTGATATAGCACAGGAAGTGTTGTCCAAGTTGTTTCAACAAGTAGTTGGAGAAGACGTAGCTAATCTGGGATTTGAAATGGTCAATGGTACTATGTCTAACCTAGAGCCTATACGTAATATACTTGAGCAGTATGGTGATGACTTCACGCCTGACTTAAATATACAATGGGATGATATGGACATTGAGACACTGCTCTCTAAGAATGACTTGGAAGCACAGTGGACATTCAACATACCTACACTTACACGTAAGGTAGAGGGTGTGAACGAAGGACACTTGATAGAGGTAGGTGCGAGACCCAATACAGGTAAGACATCCTTCCATGCGAGTTTAGTTGCAGGGCCAAATGGTTTTGCACAGCAGGGTGCTAAGTGTGTAATACTATGTAATGAAGAAGGCACACATCGTGTTGGTGCTAGATATCTAACAGCAGCTACAGGCATGACTATGCAAGAAGTTAAGCAGAATCCTAGTAAGGCTAGAGACATATACAAAAACATTAGCGAGAATATTAAAGTAAAGGATGCTACTGGAAGAGATATGTCATGGGTAGAGAGTGTATGTAAATCTTATAAACCTGATATAGTTATACTAGACATGGGTGATAAGTTTGCTCGTACACAAGGATTTGCTAGGACAGATGAAGCACTCAAGGCTAATGCTATTCATGCAAGACAGATTGCCAAGCAACATGAGTGTGCTATATTTTATATGTCACAGCTATCTGCTGATGCAGAGAACAAGGTTGTGCTGAACCAAGCAATGATGGAAGGCTCACGTACAGGTAAAGCTGCTGAAGCTGACTTGATGATACTTATAGCTAAGAACCCACCTGTGGAAGGACAGGAAGAAGAAGATACACAACGTCACCTAAACGTAGTAAAGAATAAGCTGTCAGGTTGGCATGGTATTGTACACTGCGAACTTAACTACAAGACAGCGAGGTATGAAGTATGAATCAGGGTGAATTGTTTGATCTAGACATTGTACAGGAGATAATTGAAGATGGTTATGTCTGTATTAAATGTGATATAAGACAGTCTCTTAGTAATTTTCAGCAGATGAGTTACAAAAATACAGAGAATGCTGAAGTAAAAAGAACATGTAGATCTTGTAGCTCTGGACATAGAAAAGTAATTGCTGAGTTAAGAAAGAAAAATATATATCCACAGGACAAAAACTATACCTGTCCTATTTGCACCAGAACCATACAGGAAGTTAATAAGTATAATCAAAAACTTCTAGGTACTTGGGTATTAGATCATTGCCACGACACAGACACATTTCGTGGTTATATATGTAAACATTGTAACGATGGCTTGGGTGGGTTTAAAGATGACTTGACAAGGATAGTTAATGCTGTTAGATATATGGAGAAGCATAAGGAGATATTGAATGACCAATGTAACAGTACTTGATGTAGAAAATACAACTATCAAAAGAAACAATAAACTTATGCTTGATCCTTTTGAAGCAGAAAATTCTTTGACAATGGTTGGTATGTTAAATCACTCTGGAGAAAAGATAGTTACGTTTGATCACAGTGAGCAACAACCTACCACTGAAGGGGGAAGTATTGTCCAGAACATTCTGGATGATACACACCTCTTGGTGATGCAGAATGCAATACACGACTTAACATGGCTATGGGAATCTGGCTTTACCTATACTGGAGAGATCTTTGACACCATGCTAGGTGCTTATATAATACAGCGAGGACAGAAAGAACCATTGAGCCTTGAGTATTTAGCAGAACGATATAACTGTGATACACAGAAGATGGGTACACTAAAGGATTACTTCAACAAAGGATACACAACCAGAGAGATACCACATGAAGAGTTATCACAGTATTTGTCTGCTGACTTACATGCTACTATGGAATTGTATGACAAGATAGATGTTAAGCTGACGACAGAAGATAACGGCCTAGTGGACACAGTAAAACTAACTAACCAGATCTGTGTACATCTTGCTCGTATATACCAGAGAGGGTTTAATGTTAATACAGAAGCTCTTGAAGAGGTACGTAAGGAGTTTGAGGCTGAGAAACAAGAGTTGTTAGCTAAGTTACAGGTTCAGGTGCATGAGCTAATGGGTGACAGACCTATTAATCTCAATAGCCCAGAGCAGTTATCATGGATTATATATAGTAGAAAGCCACATGATAAACCTATGTGGGCTAACTCTTTTAGTCCAAGGTTAACACCAACTGAGTTTAGATCAATAACAAAACAGAACTCTATTGTATTGTATAAACAGAAGGCACGACAGTGTACTACATGTAAGGGTACAGGTAAGATACGTAGGACAAAGAAGAATGGAACACCATTTGTTAAGACAAGTAAGTGTTTAGAATGTAAGGCTGAAGGGTTTCTATTTACTAATACAGATACCATAGCAGGGCTAAAGTTTGCAGCACCTAATCCAGATTGGGTTAGCGCACACGGATTTAGTACGAGTAAGGACAATCTTATAAAGCTAGAGACAAATGCTAGAGAGAGAAACTTTCAGACTGCTGTTGTATTTTTGCAACGTGTTAGAAGATTATCAGCACTAGACACATATCTATCTAGCTTTGTTGAGGGTATATCTACACATATTAAATCAGATGGTATGCTACACGTTCAGTTACTACAGCACAGGACAGGTACAGGTAGGTTGTCTGGGGCTAACCCCAATATGCAAAACATGCCACGTGGTGGTAC